ATTTGCTTTTTTGATTGTTGCCTTTGATTTCATTATTCTGTTTCATATAGGATGCGACGAGTTTCACATAATCAACTCCGTACGGAGGATCTGTAAACATTAAATCGACATACCCCCCCCCCTATTTTGACTAATTTGTCAATGTCTTCTGAATTCGTTGAATCACCACACATAAGATAATGATTTCCTAATTGAATAATATCTCCTTTCTTTATCTGCGTTGTGACTTTGTTTGGATCATCCGCTTCAACTTCGTGAACGTTCTCCAGGCCTTTAACGTATGAATTGACTTCTTTCAAATCAAAACCTGTTAAACTCAAATCATAATTTAAGCTTTTCAAATCCAATATTTCTTCTTTCAATAAATCCTGAATCCAATCTGACTCTGCCACTTTGTTATCTGCGATACGATAAGCTTTAATCTGTGCCTCTGACAAATTTTCGAGTCTGATTGATGGGACCTGTTCCATTCCGAGCTTGATTGCAGCCAGGAGTCTTCCATGACCTGCAATTAAAGTGTTGTCTTTATCTAAAAGAATAGGTGTGTTGAATCCGAACTCTTTTATTGATGCTGCAATCTTTGTGACTTGCTTTTCATCATGCTTCTTGGTGTTCTTTGCGTATTTCTTTATTTTGCCTGTATCAACTAATTCTATGTTCATCTTGATTTCCCCCAAATAATTTATTTTTAATATATCTTTCAACATATTATCTTTTGGTTTGAGTAGAATATCTATGGCTTTATTGACATCATTATCTATCTTTTGAAGACTTGCTTCGTTCTCATCTGTTAATCTTATTACTTTTCCCATTGTTACAATTAGTTACACATTGTTACAACCTGTATATAAATGTATTGAAAACTAAGAAAAAAGATAATATTATGAGCATTCACTTATTTCAATAATCGCCTTTGCGACGCCTTTCTCAATCCGTTTGAAAATATGCAACTCTTGAATTTGACTATCATCTTTTATAATCGTACCTGTCAAACAATCAAGAAGGCTTTTTGAATAATTGTCAACATCCCTGCGCAGATTATCAGGAAAGATAAGCGTGAGATTAATCTTTAAATGCCCTTCCATGATGCTTTGATTCTGTTCCAAGATTGCATCCTTAAGGCCTTTTTTGAATTTGGCGCCATCTTTCGTGAGAGTTGTGATAACACGCCCGTTTTTCATAAATCGCATATACATATGATTTATGCTTGGCACTCTGCCTGAAATATTAATGGTGAACATTAAGTCACCAAATAATTCATACTGCCTTTAGACTTTTTTTTGTCTTTCAAAGTTTCTTCTTCGTTTTTCTTTGCAGCAAGTTCTCTTTTCTTATCACTTATTCTTGGAAGGTTTGGTTTTGGAAGTCCAGCGTCTGCAGGATCTTTTGCTTTTATTTCATTTGCGATCTTTTCTGCGACTTTGTTTGCTTTTTCAATTGTGTCAACTTTAGTTTCAGCTTTAGCAGTTGCTTCAGGTATCGTTTGTTGCGGATTATCAATGGTCCAAGTGTATTTAGTTCCAACTTTGAATCCGACAAGAACTCCAGGATCACAAGTTATAGTTATTTTTTCATCAATCCCTGTTTCAAACACCATAGTTCCTTTTGTTTCATGTTTGTCTTTTGTTTCCATCTCTTCCTCTTTTTTACTTTTTAATGTTGCTTCAAAGTTTATTTTTCCCATTGTAGTTCCTCCATTAGTTTTTTATCCACGTATGCCTGTGGTGGCTTTATTGATTCAATCTGTTTTTTTGATAATGCTTTCATCTTGAATTGCCTGAAAAATGTTTTATATCTTTGTCACATTCGTTGCAAATATCTTCTTTTTTTTCAACAGGATTAATAATGCAAATTGCACAGACGTGTTTTAATTCAGTTTCTTTTTCATCTCCATGTATAACTTTATTCATGTAAGAATTATCTTTTTTAAGTTTCTCCGCATATTCAGGATTATTTTTTGCAGTCAAAAGTTTATGATAAGTTTTACTTTTTGGCGGATTCATATATAAATCGTATTCTCCTTTATCAATAATGACTTTTGCACGTTTCCTGGCCTCATGCCATGTTTCTTTATTTTTATCAAAAATCTTAGAAGCCAAAGCAGTGAAGTCTTTCATTCTTTTAGAAATATTACTTCCATCTCTTTTAATTACTTTTTTATCATGACCTGTGACTATTGCATGAATTCCTGGAACATCTTTTATTGCATGAAGTAAGATCTCATTTTTTCTCATTACTTCTAATTTTTGAAGTTCAGGTAATATTGATTCTATTGGAGATTTTACATAAATATTTTCATCAATAAGAACTGTGTCAACCATTGTCATAAATTTTTCAAGAATAATCTGACAGTTCGGACATAAATCGGTGCGTTTTCCATCATCATTATTTTCTATTTCTTTAAAAATAAAAAAACGATATTCACCTAAATATTCTTCATAAAAAATTTTACATCTATCACATTTCTTTGCTTCCGACATTATCCCACCCTTTTTGTCTCTCCATTTCTTGAATTAATAACTTCGCTTCATTTGGTAGTTTGCACCAATGATGAAGCACTCGAACACCGCCTTTGGTGTTGTCTTTAAATTTAATTGTTTTCTGACATTTTTCTGATATACATTTCAAATTAAGTTTATTTAAAGCATCCGATTTGCTAAGTTCGCTCATTCCTATTGTGAATTTATTATTTTGTTTTCCCTGCCACTTATTACAGTTGGGACATTTCCAAACAAGGTATTTATCAAAAATAATCATTTCATCATCTCAAGGCAACTTTTAACGTTTTCATCACTTCTATTGCACTGATTTTTGCAGTACCAATTACAGAAGTTAATTCTGAAATCTTCAAGTAGGTTCATAATTTCCCCTCTAAAATCTTTGGTGCTTTTCCAGGGATATGTTTACAATGTTGACAACACCAAAATTTCCAATCATTATGTAAAAGATTAAGTTGATTATACGTTGTTTGTTTTTTGCACTTTGGACATTCGACTTTTATCATTATGCACTTGGATTCTGTTTGTTAAGTTCGTCTTTTTTGTCTAAATTGTCAAGTATTCCCTGAAGACGTTTTAACTTATTTTTTTTGAAAACTTCAACTTCTTTTGTTGCTTTTGGAATCCACCATTTAAGCTGTTCAAGCATGATTTCAACATCAGCGATTTCATCAATAATATTATCAAAATCAGATTCGTTTCTATGCTCAAATTTATTTCCTCTCAAAGTTTTTGTAATTTCTTTAGTGAGTTCAGACATTTCTTCAATGACAACAACTGACTGCAGACTTATTCCCCATCTTTCTATGGCTCGTTGATAAATTAGTTCTTTGTTTATCATTTTTACCTCTTTATTGTGTCAAGGAATCCGTAAGTGTGTCCTTCTATTGTGATGTTTCTCCAAACCTCTATGTATCTGCTGTCGTTGTAAAAATATCCTGAAAAAAAAGATATTACACATAATATGAGTATTATACATATTATGATAATTAGCCATTTAAGTGATATATAAAAAGTTTTCATGTTCTCACTTCCTTTTCTTTTCAATCAGTGACTTCCTCATTTCCTGAAGGAGAAAACTTTATTTTTTCTTCTTTCGGATTAAGTTCGTATATATCTTTATCGAGATAGTATCCACCTAAATCAACAACGACAGCGTATTCTTTGCTTCCTGGAAGAGATTTTATTATCTTGTTAAAATTTTCTTTATAATCATAAACTTGTGTTGCCTTTGGATATTTTGCTTTAAGTTCATCTTCACTTGCAAAAACCGTGATGCCTTTATCAGTTAATTTCTTTCTTTCAGTTTCAACATATTTTAAAATATCTTTTTTGAAAGCAGGATTATCTTTCAGGTTTCCATCAACATAGTTCTTTGGAGATAATTCAACACCTAAACTGTCCATAAGCGTTTTTTGTTTTTTATCTTTAACAATATTAGACCTAAATTCAATATCTCCGAAGTCTATTTTTGTCATCCACCTGATTTGGTCCGAGAAGTTTTGAACAGTTAAATCCCACTCTAAAATACTCTTTAAAGCTTCGACTTGTTGTTTTTCATCCATCTGCGCCAATAATTGAGCGTGACCAATTTCAATCTTTCTTTCATTCAAAGCATGAGTGCTTTCTTGTGAAAGTTTAAGAAGCAATAATCGTCTTTTAATGTAATCAACTGTTTTATTTATTGAATTTGCAAGAAAGATTTCATCTTTTTTTCTTGATTTCATATAATCACTGAACGCTTGGGCCTCTTCAAAAGGTGTTAAGTTCTTTCTGTGAATATTTTCTATAATTTGCAACTCTTCCCTGGATGCACCGCTTTCACATCTAATGACAGGAACTTCTTTTAATCCTGCTAATTTCGCAGCTGCGAGTCGTCTGTATCCAGCAATTAAGATGTTTTCTCCTTCAATTATTAAAGGTTCGAGAATTCCGTGTTCTTTGATGCTTTCGGATAATTCTTTTAAATCCCCCATATCTGTTCGTATGTTATCTTTTACTTTTATTTCACTTATCTTTTTGTTTTCTGCCATTTTCTCCCTCGTGTGTTTTTTATTTTCTCTTTTATTGAAACCATGCAGTTACCCCAGATACGCCAGGCACTTACACGGAAAAAGAGGTGATCATCTGTTCAAATCAGGTTTAATGTGTTCGTCATCCGCTCCATGATCCTTTCCGAAGCGTTTCAATTTGAAAGCATAAAATAATGCCAGGACATGACTGCACCCTGCACCTCCTTTTGGAACTTCGCTTCTTTTATTCTTTGTGTCCCAACCTTGACAGTTGCAGCAGAATTCCCCGATTGAATTCTTGAATATTTTGTAAGTTGAATTATTATAATCTGTTTCGTAGCTTTTCTTTTTAAATTCTTTTCCATCAACAAGAGTAATTTCATCAGTGTTAAGCGGTAGGCATAAAAAACAGTATTTGCTTCCGAACTCTTCGTCAAATCCGACATATTTCATGCAGTCGTATTCCAAGAATTTAAGTGCTTTACTGCTTTGACTGTGTTTTAATTCTTTGGTGTGTCTGCTCCAATATTGCACGTTGTTTATTGTGACTTCTGCAGGACCTTCTCCTTCCAGTTGAATTTTAGACTCAAATATTTCAGTCATGGTGCCACCTGAATTGCAATCATTTTAAGACCATTTGGATAAGTCTTCTTTTTAGCTTCAATGCTTTCAAAAGACTCACTGCACATTATTTCAACAACTGTTAAGTCTTCAAGAATAAAGATGTCTGCCCGACCTCCTGTTTCAAAAATCGCCTCGGTATAAAAGTTTTTCTTGATTGCCTTAAGATAACTGCAAATTGCTTCTTTATAATGCACGTGTTCAATTCTTTCGTTTGGACTGAATCTGATCTCGTTAAGTTTTCGATTTGAAACCCTGACGAGTCTTATTGCTTCTCTTTCTCTTGGACTTGACATTTTTTTTCCTCTATTTTTATCATATCGAGTTGTGCTGCAACAATGTGAGCGCAGACACCTTTATTTGGATTTGCGATGCCTTCACAACTCATAAAATTACAATCACAGCTTACTTGGATTGCGACTTGGTGCTTTTCTCCTTTTTCTGTTTCAACAATATAGTGCCGTTGTCTTCCAATAAAATCGCAGTTGGCCTTAAGCTTCTCTGCTCTGTCTCTGACGTATTTGCTGACTGCCATATGTATCCATCCTCGTTTTTTTCAATTTTCTTGGTTGATAAAAGATAGGATAAAACTTCAGTTAAGGTGTTAAAGTTCATGTTCGTTTTTTCTCTTAATTTCCCGAATGTTAACTTCTTGCCTTTTTTCAATAACTTTTCGACCTTAACTAAATGTTTTAATCCCATGATTTCTCCCCCTAAATATGCTCTTCATCTGCATCGTTGTCTGAATCAGTTCTTTTTATTGGTTTTGGTGTGTTGTGATATTCTTTTGGTATCTTTGCAAGTTCAGCTTTGATTTTTTCTTGACAAGTGAAACAGAGAGGTTTGTTGAATCGTTGCATTGAAAAATTAAACACTTTTTCGCTTAATTCATCCCCACAATCTTTGCCTTGGCAAACCATCTCTGTTTCTTTATTTGCATCTTTCACTATTGGCGTAGCGAAAGATTTCTTAGAACTCGTTTGTGATTGGAAATTATTCACAGGTTTTTCATGCGTTAAATTATCGACCTCTTCTGCAGGTGTTGGTGAATATCCAGCTAATACAACAACCCAAGCGTAAACTTGGCGTAGCGCCTTTGCAGATGCCCTGGTTTGGGCCATGCTTCGAAGTTGAAAGCTTGGTTTATCTTTCCAGTTGTATTCATCCCTGAAGCAACCGTTTTCTGCTCGGCTTAACATTTTACCTTTATCATTTAAAACTACTGCGGTGGCTTCGTATCCGAATATTTGCTCTGCACCATCTTTGTCTTTCATAATCACTGGTTTCGTTGATTCTACTGAAACCGTGGATCCGAAGAACTTGGCTACTGTTTGCCATCCTTCAAATTTCATGTAGGTGTTATTTCCAAGAATTACTGTGCTTTTTGTTTTATCAACGATGTCTTTTAATTGTTTAGAAGCTTTTGTTGCAAAATCCACCGTTTGACTTGGTTCGATGCTATACTCTTTCTGTTCCTCAATTGGAACTATTTCGTTTTTATTTTCGTTGTCTTTCATTATTCTACCTCGCTTTTAGTACAATAGTGTACCCACTCATTTATATATGTTGTGATTTGAACTTAATCTATTAATATCTCCTTGGGAAATGTTACAGATGGTCGTTCTTTGATTTCAACAAAGTCAACTATTCCTGTTTTAGCAATCTTCTCAAAATTTGGAACATCCAGCATTAAAAACATATCTTTAGATTTGCACCATTCAAAAGCTTTTTTATCATCATAAATAAGCTCTTTTGAAACCCTGATACCGATTCCGCCAAGTCTTGATTTGATGCCATCTTCAGCGAATTCATTAAGTGCTGTTGTTCTAATCGTGTCCTTGTATGATTCTATTACTTCATTTGAAGCTTTTATGTTTCCCAATAATTCACGATTTGCTTCAGCAAATTCTTGCTGTCTTAAAAGAAGTTCGTTCTTTCTTGTATTCAATACATCTGTGACTTTTTTTAAGTCAATTAAAAGTTGTTTATCCATTGTATCCTCCTATTTTATTAATTCAAATTTTGTAATGTATTCTCCTATTTCATCAACATATCCTGCGGATATGCCAAAGAATAAATCGAGATCGTTGTCAATAAAAAAATAATTGTCTCGGATTGTTTTGTCTATCATTTTCTACCCCATATCATTTGTGGATTTTGAAACGAAGTCTGTTATTTTAACACACTTTGATTTTCGACAAAGCATGATACCATTTTCATAATAACAATGGGAGCAGTCTTCGCAGTCATCCATTTTCAAGCAATCCCCAATTTTTCTTTTATTTCAACTATTGCTTCCTTTGTTGTTTGGGACTCTTTAAATCCGAGTTTTTTGCAGTCTTCTTTGCTGATGACCATAGTTATTCCAAGTTTGGTTTCGCCTATTGTCATAGTTTTTCTTTCAACCTTTGTGGTTTTATCTTCTGCTTTCTTTTTAATTTCTGCTGCTGATACTGTCTCACTTGCTTTTTCTTTCTTGCTTTCTTTTTTCATCTTTGTTGCCTCCAACATTTTTTTATATTGCTCCTTTGTAGGAAAATTAAACCGCTCACTATATGAGTAACCTTCTGTGTATAATCTAAAATAATTGACTCCATTGCTTTCATTTCCAGGAGAACATTTGCCTTGAACATTGATTTCATGCGTTCCGTTCTGCCAGGAGAGTTTGACTGTTTTATGGGTGAATCCGTTAAAAAAGTATTTTTGTGAAAAATCAAGTCGGCAATTTCCAAGAGCAATGCAGTTTCTTCCTTCATCGTTTTTGTATAATTTGGTCTTGATTAGTTCCTGCATTTGTTTTGTGATTATCATTAAAACCACCTTGGTGTGCTTGGAAGTATGCAGTGCAGATAATATGCGTTATTCCAAAAAGTGTAAAGGTCTTCACTCATCGGAATCATCCTCTGAATGTCTTCTGACCTCATTGTATGAAATGTCAAGCAGATCAGCGATTTCAAAATAATCAAAGTGTTCTTCTAATTTTTTAACTTTTTCTTTATTATTCATCGGAATCAATTCTCCTGATGTTTAATTCATCGTATAAATCGTTAAGAACTTGTTTTTTAAATGTTTTTGAATGTTGAATATTATTTTTTGCAACTCTTTTTTTATAGCTTGTTGAATCTTTCTTTGTGACTCCTTTCATATGTCCAAAGAATGCTCCGCTTGGATCAGAATCAGGTTTTATTTCGTTGTCACCGCAATCGGTGAATTTTCTGCCGTCTTTTATAATTGTATGGTTTTTTTGGTTTTCTTGCATTTTCTTTCTTCCTCGCTTGTCCTCGGCTTCTCCGCCGAATAAGTACAGATGTGTACCTTGTCATATATAAATGTTGTGGTTACAGTGAGGTTTTATCCGCACTAAAAGCCATTAAAAGCCTTAAAAACGCCTGTTTATGCCTTATTCTTGCCAGTTCCCATGGGTTTTCTGGCCTTCTATATGTAAGTCAATACAAAACACTCGACCGTCCAATTTGCAATAAGATTCCTTTAAATCACACCAGGAGATAATGCCTCCATGTTGAACTCGATGACAACACCTACTTTTAGGATCCGTCAAAGTCAGTCATCCTCTTCTGTGTTTTTTCAAAATTAGGAATAGTCTCTTTTCTCCTGGCTATTGAATAAATATTTTTATCATAAGCACAAACGCCTTTCTTCGCTTTCCATTCTTTAACTCTGCAGTTAAGTTTACCTGAACTTCCATGCATCCAACGATTGCTGCAAGGTTTATCAGGATATTTGCATCTCATTTTTCTTCAGGAATAAATAGTTTTCCATCAAAAGTGTATCCATCTTTACTGGTTAAATCATATTGACAAAGTTCATCTTCTGTTGCTAAAAAATATAAATCAAACAATTCGTGTTCATCTTTCCAACCTATTTTTTTCATGTTTCTCGTACCTCTGGATCTATTTTAAATTTAATTAACAAGTTGTGCTTTCGACACTTGTGTCTATAATCTTTTATCTCTTTTTTAGTCCAATATATTGGTTTAATGTTTGGACTTAATTGATTGTCAAACCAACAGTCTGCAACGTTCACACCCCATATTTTTAATAAATCTAATTTTTGAATATTCTCAAGATAACTTATTTTATAATTTGAAAGAATAAAAACACTGATTTGATAGTTCTTATATCCTGCCTTTGTTAATGTTTCAATGCTTTTTCTGATTAATTTCTGTTTAAAGAATTCTGTGTCCCATGCGATTCTTGGATTAATAAAATTATTTTCTTTCAAAGCAACAGCGAGTTCAAGAGTTAAGAATCTGTAATCAATTCCACACCATAAATGATATTTAACTTTTTTTCCATCAACTCTGATTTTTCCAAGTTCTTTTATGATCTGCAGAGCTTTCGGTTTATAGATTAAATTCATATCATAAATAATTACTGTGTTTCTCACGATTTTTGGAATTTTAAAATAAACAGGTTTGGATCCGTTGATCATTCCTTCAGCACACCATGGGCATAAGTTCGGACATCCTTCAGTTAATCTTATATGTTGTTCTGTAGGATACACATCATTTCTTGGTCCACAATCATATGGTTTATTTAATTTAACTTCGAATTTCATTTTTTGTCTTTTTCTTTTTTGATAATTTTGAGTCCGATGAATTCTGCGACTTGCGGAACGACTGCGTTTCCAAGACATCTAATTCGGTCCACCCTATTGGAAACCCCATTAGCCACTCGACGAACGCTGGATTCAGACTCCCAAGTGGTTCTCCTGTTCTTTTCTCGTAAGCTTTCCTGGCATTGCTTCCAGTAACTGTAGTCGTTGGAGTCGGATAAATTTTCTGTCCTCTCTGTTTCAATCCTTCCGCAATCAATACTTCCTCTGCCAGTATCTTTCCGCCTTTCATATTCGGTCTGCTTCCTGGATTTGATGCTCTCGGAGTCGGCCATAACTTCACAGCATCTGTTAATGTCAGACCGTGTTTTCCGTTTTCCCAACTGTTGATGTTCTGACCGCCCGTTGAAGCTGTGGGTGTTGGCAAGAATTCCGAGGATAAACACTCTGTCTCTTCTGTGACTGGCACCAAAGGAACTCGCTGGTAAACAATCCCATTCAGCATCATACCCGCACGAGGCAAGATCTGCAAGGACAACGTTGAGTCCGTCATTAACAAGATTTGCGACGTTTTCAATGACAACGTATCTTGGTCGAAGTATCCTAATGGCTTTGACATATTCTTTCCATAAACCACTTCTTTTGCCCTGAATTCCTTCTCTTTTACCTGCGAGACTGATGTCTTGACATGGAAATCCTCCTGTGAGAACATCGACAGACTCGATTGTTTCCCATTCAATTTTTGTAATATCGTCATAAATTTTCACTTCCTTAAAATTTTTTTTAATAATTTTTTGAGCGTATAAATCTTTTTCAACTGCCCAAACAGTTTTGAATTCTCCAGTTAATTCAAGACCATAATCTATCCCCATGATTCCGCTGAATAAACTTCCAACAATCAGTTTCATGAAGTCCTCTTTGGTGCAAGTCTTGGATTCAAAGCAATTAATTCATTTTTTGAAATAAGCTTTTCACAATTATTGCAGTACCAATCTTTTTTATTCTTTCTCCTAATTAAAAATACTACTTTTTTACAGGTGCAATAAGGACACCAACAAGTTGGATTTGGATGTCCCATTATAGTCGCACCCGATATTTAGACCAAACACACTCTTCGCACATATGATGAGCGACGTCATCAAGTATGAAACAAGCAAGAAGAGTATCGGTATCACAATGTTCGCAGTTTCCGTTTTTCCAACCGTGAATATTTCCTTTAAAAATATCAGGCATAATTTTTTTTAACGTTGCATCACTAAACGGCATTTTAATTGGCATAAAGCACCTCCTTTGAAACTGAATCATTAGCTAATTCAATCTTTTTGTCTCTATCATATTCCGCCATTTTTCTATCGTATTGAATCCTGGCCAGGTCCTGAAGCGTTTGTTTTTCAAGTTCTTTAAAAAATTCAACATCAGTAAGATAATGATGTCTGCATAATCTGTTAACTAAATCACTCACGCTAACACCTGTTTTTCTGCTGCGTTCTTCAAGTGCGTTTAAAACAGGCACATCAAAGTTTATGGTTTTGGTTTCTTTTTCAAATATTGTCTTTGTCTTGTTTTCTCTTTTCTTTCTTCCCAAATTTCTCGCCTCGCTTTTTTTATATTAATTCAACAAATATTATTCTAACTTTGTAATTTTTATGTTCTTCAATCCATTTAAATTGACAATATCTAAGTCCATCATGTTTTGCACATTTACATTCAACAAATATTACTTCCTTATTTTTTTTATAGAAATAATCAGGAACTCCTTTCTTCCAAGTTAAATTAGTATATTTTTTAGATTTAAAAATATTTCTTGATTTTGTAATTTTGGTTAAATGAATTTTTTCTGTTCTATTTATATATACTCTAAGAATTGATTCTAACTCGGTTTCGTTTCGTTCAGCAATCCTTCTTGTTTTATTGCTTTTGATTAAAACTGTTATTTTTTCAAATGTTGCGTTTTCTAAAATCTGATTCACCTTTATTTTAATTTTAATTTAATTTTTTTATTTTGACTCGCTAAGCCTTCTTTTTTTTGATAAAAAATTAATAAAAAATTAACTTTTAATATACTGCTAAATAGCTTAAATGTAAAGTTTAATATAGAATGAATACCAATATACCTTTCAGGGCATTAGGTTTTTGGGGTATTCATCCCTTTTTTCTTTTTTTATTTCATTAAATTAAAATTAAATTAATGAGTTTCAAGCGATTTTTGTATATCTGTAGGATTCAACCATCGCATTGCAATCTGTTCTTTTCTGAAAATATAAACTTCTCCTTTAAGAGTATCAATTCTAACGTCTCCATCTTTGAGCTTGGTAAAAGTGCCTGTTAAGAAAGCGTATCGTTCTCCGCCTTTGTGAACTTCAATTTTTTCAATATTCCCCATTTTCATCCTCGCTAATCAATCCTTTAGAACGTAGTAACTTATATTCCCATATATAAATGTTGTGAAAGCAAGGTTTTATTTATAAAAGAAAAAGCGACCTCAAGGTTAACTTTCTCGTCGGGGGTGATTAGAAATCCTTGAGGTCAAGAAGTTCTGATCAGTATTTAGTGACTGATGTCCATTTCAATATTGCGTTACATACTATGCTTGAAACTGCGACAACTATTGGTGTGTAAGTTCCAACGTCTAAAGTTGTGACTGCACCTAAAAAATAAGTTGCGGCTGCTCCTGCCATTGCTATTCCTGCACCTTTCAATATTTTCTTTACGTCTTCTTTGATTAAATCAAATCTTGCGCTTGTTTGTACCATTGTTTTTCCTCCGATTTTTTTTAGTTGATAATGATGTTTTTCTTTCAAAATCTTCATTAAGATAAATGTATCTTTGATTGAAACTGAACCATATATCAAAATATTTCTCTGCAGCATCCCATAAGAGATTCATTTCAATTGATTCATCAGGCCAGTAACACCAGTCAAGAACTATCCATTTATTGTCCGATTCTCTAAGATAAGTTACCCAACAGTGTCCGCCACCTTGAACGTCTCCTGCGTTTAATCTAATTCTCCAATAAGGAACACCGTTGCTTAAAAGAATGTTGGCCAGGTATATTGCACCATCTTCACAATCTCCTTTTTTTAAATTACTTGTTTCAAATGCGAAAAGCCAAGTCTCGTCATCTTTGAATTGTGAGGTATCTGATGTATATTTAGTTTTATCAATCACGTGTTGAAGACTCTTTTTTGCTATTTCATCATTACTTCCTGTAACGCTTGGCATAGCAAATGGTGTCCAAAATATTCGAGGATCAACTTGAACATTATTAGTGCCTGTTAAAATATTAGGCCTGGCAGGATAAGTGTAACCTGAAGCTTTTGGTCTTTTATCATTCCAATAAGTCTCTTGATATTCTTCTTTTACATATTCTGCTAATTTATTATTTGCAGTTAAAATTTCAGTTTTTAATTCATTATTTAAAGAAACTAATCCTGGAACAGTTTCGTCTTCAAGTTTGTCAATCTTTTCTTGAAGTAATTTATTGTCTAATTCCAAAACATTAGGACCTTCTTTTTTAATAAATAAATTTTTTATCCATTCAAACATAGTCTTCCCCTCCAACTTATTTAATTTTATAAGGACAATTACCTGTGAAATATATATCACATAATCCGCTTGTAATATTATAATCATTAAATTCTCTTGGAATACTTGTCTTACCAGTTAATTTTTTTAAATCAATCAAAGGAATTGTTTTTTCATGATCTAAATAAACAGTTCCATTCATCATGCAATGATAATATAATCTTGATTTATCAAACAATATTTCAACAAGTTTTGTATCAATAGTCATTTTTGCCTCTTTGATTTTTGTTTATTTCTGCATTCAGGAAGACCACAAATTCTTATCTCTCCAGGAAGAGGTTTAACTTTGTTTTCTTCTGAATTAAAAGTTACTCCACATATAGTGCATTGTTTTTGACAACCCATACTTATACTCCATAAATTTTTATTAAAATTTCATTTATGTTTTTATCAAAAAAAAACTTTACACCGTTTTTAATTGCAGCAGAGAGTTCCTCTTTTGATTTGTATAAATTAATTATTTGCATTGCGTTAATCTTTCCGATTCCTTTAATTGCAACAAGTTCATCAAACCAAGAATGAATGCCTGGATTGACACCTTCAAGTTTAAACGTTTTTCCAACGTTGTCTACAATATCAACTCTACGCCTGACATTATCCCCATATTTATTCAAAAGCAAATGATTAAGCTCTGATAAATATCTCGGTTGGTCTGTTCTCGGATCCAATTTCTTACTTGCAAGACTTAATCCGAGGTTATCTGTTCCATATGCGTGGTCAACTATTATTCTTAAAGAATTATTCTCTTCATACATTTCTTTTATTGTGTATTCCATGATTTCACCTGTTAAATTTATGATTAAAAGTTTTCCCGACAAATCTATCAGCAGAAACTTCAACGCTTGTGTTGAATTGGTCGTCTAATGATTTTTTTATTTTATCCAGGAAAGCATCGTTGATTTGATCCTCAACTTTAAAAGAATAAATAGGTTTCACTTCCTTATTTATTTCAGGATCTAAATACTGAATTTGAACGTTAAATTTTCCTTCATTTTGATTTTGAATTTTTATTATTTTAAATTCGATTTCTTTAGTCATGTTATCCCCTCAACTATCAAGTAAATGCTTGATTTTTACTATGCCTTGAACGAAGTCTGCAGTTGCTGAACTCGGATTAACTCGAACTCTCCAATATCCTGCAGCATCGGGATAAGTACCACTGTTTGAAATATCAACATCTGTGTCAAGCGTTTTTCCTGTGTTCAAAATGCTGTGTTTATTCACCCATGCAGAACCATTCCAAAAATCAAGATAAAGACTGACCTGTGCCGAATTAACTCCAGCTGCATCGCTGACGTCATCTCCGATTGTGATGTTGTTTATATCTGAAGCAAGGATGTCATAACTTCCGTCTGTATGCAAATGATTTGCAGCTGCAAGACTTCCACTTGCATGGTCGTGTTGTCCTATGCTTTGAAGCATTACATAACAATCAATGTCATCGTCTGCTTTATATTGAACTTGAAGATTATTATATCCTAAAAAATCAGTGATTACGATTCCAACAGCTGCAAAATCACCAGTAGCTGATAAAGTGCAGGTGATTCCTGTTGAGCTTGGATAATAAGTAGTTGTTGTTGCATCTTTCACTCTTAACGTGATAGTTGTCCATGCAGTCGCTGGATGACATGGTGTGAATGTAAAAAATGTTAAAGCACCAGTAATATATCCTGCATTATAAAGAAGTCCAAAAGTTGATCTTGAAACAAGAAAACCGATACCTCCATCTACATAATCCCAAGTTCCGTGGTCACTATCCATATCTGTTGAACCCGTGACTGCGGGTTGAGTATTTGCACTTGAATTCTGAACTTGAGGATCACTTCCAGCATACGCAGCTATTCCAACACCTTTTTTGTAAGGGTCCACATCATAATCAACAGTGAAACTATTCACTCGAATATGTCCAGCTTCATCCGTGATAAAAGAAGCTGGAATTTGAAAAACAATAGGCAAAGGATAATTTAGTTTACCATTTAAACTATTTCCCCAAGTAAGAGTGTTACCGCTTCCCTGCATCGATGTTTGACTTTGCAAATAATTCGCCAGTTGCTTTGCAGCACTTTCAGCACCGTTTTTTGAAGCAAGTCGATAATCAGGATTCGTCACTTGCATCGTTACTTTTTCAGTTCCGTTGCCATCAACAACTGTTTTCATTCTAACAATATCAACAGTTTCATTTATTCCTGCACTATTGTTTGAAATCTTTCCTGAATCACCAATGTCAAGATCATCAACAACAATTAAAGGAGTAAGATTGTATTCAAGCGGATTAGGATTTAACTTGTCATATTCAATAACAGCCCTGGCATTTGCTTCTGTAACGCTTAAAATGTTTCTGTCAATTATTACAACAACAGGATTTGAAGAACCTGTGCTTCCTATTATTTGATTAACACCATCGCCTTTTCCATACACAACAACTTTTCCAGCTTTACTTCTACTTTTTTTTCTGCTGATTTCTTTAGCGTTTTTTCCTTCAATAAAACTGAATTGAGAAGCAACTGTTAAAGAATCATAAAGATAAAGTTTCTTATTCGCCTGATCAACTCTGACATCTTTTCCTGTCTGTTCAATCAGTCTAATCGCAGAATTCCAAACGCTCTCTGTAGCTGAAACTCTAAAACTTGCAGGAGAAACAGGAGTTGAATTTGATGTGTCAACAGTCCATCCTGAAACGCTTGTAACAAGAGTATCAAAAATTGTGTGGTCGCTTGTTGCATTCCAAACTCTTGAAATAGCACTTCCAACCATAGGTGCCTTTTGGTCTGCGAGTTGAATCTCGATACCTTGAGCGGTTAAAACAACACCGCCACCTGTTAAATCGTTTTTATCAACAACGATTCCACGAAATTTAAGTGTTCCATTTTTATAAATATAAATTTCTTTATCTGTATCAAAATCTGTAGAATAAGCAGTTGAAACACCATCAAGACCTATCTCTGCATTACTCATGGCGTTTAAAGTTTTTTCAAACCCGAAAGTAATCCATTGTTTAGCAGAAGCGTTTCCAACATTAATTACGTAGCCATTAGTCACTTGACCACCCGTTTCTGAAATAGAATGTAGCGGTTATTCCTGTAATGGTTCCTGCTGCAAAAATATCGTTTAAGCTTTCTCCTGGATTAAGTTTTAAAATCAGATCACCTGACACACTTGCGTTTTGAATTATTTGAGTAACTCCACCGACTTCAACGTGCATATATTCAGAAAGATAAGTTGTATTATCTCCGCTCGTGATTTTAATAATTTTATAAGTCATCGTTCCGCTTCCTGAAGGAGTGAAAGTAAAACCGTTGTTGTTTTTGTCTTTTATCGTAACCGCTGCTCCACTTGTTACGCTTCCTGTTATTGTTTCGATAGGAATAATTATGTCGCCATCGTTTTTATTACTTGAATTATAAGCACCACTTTGCTGTGTTGCATCAAACAAGATTCCAAAAGGTGAGAAGAAATTAGCGACATAATCAGTATGTAAAGGTCTCGTTCCTGTAGGAACTTTCTGCACGGTTGCACCTGTGCATAAATAAAATTTGTTATTATTATTTTCAAAATAAAGTTTTAACATCTTCGGAGAGTTAACTTTTCTCACAAGATTTCTATAGTCAGTATTCTTTGTCGTTCCATCAAAATGTCCATTTAAAGCAATTGTGATACTTGACTTTATTGGAGAAGTAAATCCTAAGAAAGTAAAATAATATGGCAGGTTTCTTTGGTCCACAAACTTTGATGTTGCAAACTCAACGCTGTTTGGATTATAAGGAAACACCATCGTTGCTGCAACTCTTCCACCAGTATCTGCAGCGGTTCCTTCACTGCTTCCTGTGTTTGCATAAGTAAAAGTTGTAGAATTTGTAACTGTAACAGAAACATCAGCAGCATTGTATCCAGTTCCACCAAGACCTGTAATAGTGACCGTGTCGCCTGTTATTAATCCATGAGCTTCGTTGACAATGATTGTTGCAACGTTACTTCCGCTCCTGGCCCTTGAAACAGTTACCAGACCTTCATAATATTCAAGTTTTAAATTACTCATCTCGGCACCCCAGTCGCTGTTGATACAGTCGTTTCTTTAGAACCCATCATTGAAAACAACCATTGAAGAGTATCTATAACAACTTGAGCTCCAACAATAGCACTTCCACCAATAGCAACACCAGCAGCAGACATTAATTTACCCTGACTTCTCAAATCTTCAGTTTTTGCACCAGTTACATCAGCATACATAAGTGATTCTTTAAAAGTTCCATATTTATCATAATCACTTGAATTATCAGGAGTTAAAGCATTACCGATTAAATCCCCAGCCACATAACCGAGAGCAGCACCGAGAAGCATTCCTTTAAGACCTAAAGGAGCACCAAGTCTGATTCCTGCAGCTACTCCAGCAGTTTTTGGAATAATATTTTTTATAGTATCCCATTTTCCAGAAATCGCAAGTCCTAAATCAGAAATAGTATTACCAACACTTCCTGCAACATCTGAAACAGTAGTGCCATGATCAAAAAGAGCTTTATTAAAATCTTGAATTAAAGAATTAACACCTTCAAAAACAGGTCTGAATTGAGTACCTAAAGTATTCGATAATTGAAGTGTGCTGACTTGAATTCTTGCAAAAGTAGAAGCCAACACAGGACTCTTAGAAGCTAAAGCAATTAAAGCGCCAACTCCTGCAGTTCCTATAAGTAATAAATTATTAGCGATGCCACCGATAGAATCAGACACTTTCTTTGCAGGAGCATCAATTTGATTAAACTGATTCTCAATATTGCTTAAAGAATTACCGATTCGGTTAATTCCATTAATTATTGACTCATCATCAATACTTCCTTTAATATTAAGTTCTCCAACATCCATTTTTATCTCCGTTGCAACAAAACCATAGCATCTTTAACTTTTTGCTCATGCTCGTGTTCTTCTTGTTTAATCTTTTGAATCTCTTTAATTTTTAAATCAAATTCTTTCACAAATTCAAGGTCTTCTATAAGACATTTTCTGAATTCATAAGGGCTACAAGTTCCTTTAATCCAAGCTTCGCCCATTTGAATATATAACATATCCGCATTAGACAATATTATTTTGTCGTCATTAAATGCTTGGATTATTCTTTTTTTTTTGAATCTTTTAAATCTTTAATTTTATTTGTTAAATCTACATACACGGAAGGTTTCAATTTACCAAACAATAAATCTTTATCAGCGTTTGAATATTCAGTGAAATGTTTATCAAGTTTAGTGATTTCTTTTAATTCATCAGTTGAAAAAGGAACCATAACAATGTTTCTTAATTTACAAAGCATTTCTTTTCCTGAATTATATTTTTTAACAAAAACTTTGTTACCATTAACGATTTCTTCAACATCTTCATAATAATCATTTATCCAACTAAGCTCATCACCCGCAGTTGTTGGTTTAAACTTAAATATTTGACCTTGAACTTCTAAATCTTTCACTTCTTCGTCTGTAAAAAAATTATTTACCATTTGTTTTTCCCCCTACCAGTTTTGTATTGCATCAATAGCCACAGGTACAACACCAGTTGCTGTGAATATGAAATCTCCACTATTTACGCCTTCAAGATTTGTACCTGAAATCGGAACAGGTTCAACATAAACTCCTGAAAGAGTAAGTGTCAATTTATTACTTGCACTTTGTTCAAAAACAATTGTGTTCGTTCCTGAAAGAGCTGCGGCGAGTTCCCATAAATCAACATATGTTGTACCTAAAAGATTTAAATTAAATCTTCCTGTAATCTTAAAAGTTGTTGCTATCGGAGAACCGATTGTTCTTCCAAGAGAACTATTTGCATATCTCGAGTCGTTATCTGTTATTCCTTCAGCGAATGTTATCTCTCCGTTATTTATTGGAATAACTGCCGCACTGTTTAATGTGATTAAAGCGTGTCTATATTGAAATGGAGATGCGGTGTCAGTGAAAGTTCCAGCTTCAAGACTTGCAGGAGTTGTGAAATTTTGGCAGATTATATCTTCAGAACACGTTATGAATCCGTCACTTCCCTGACCACTCGCTTTGCTCCATGAAATAGTGTGTTGTTTAACAACGTTTCCTGTTGTTAAAAATATTAAAGGAGTTGTATGTCTTAACGCCCATTCTGATGAAAATGATTTTAAAGTGTTTCCAACGCTCAAAGTATGAGTGTAAGGATTCGCACCAGTCTCTGAATCAATTGTAAAAACATATTTTAATCTATGCCAATTCGTAGGGAAGTATTTTGCTTTATATGCAACGCCCAAAGGACCTGCAACCATTTTATCAATAGTTCTGTTGTCAGTTCCTGAAGATTTAACTTCTTGAAATCCTTGAGTAATATTTGGAGTAATGACGACATCAACTCCTGGAAGTCTTGCAGCTGCAAAACTTGGTGCTGTTCCGTAAACGGATTCTTCAACTGAAATGTAACGTTCTCTTATTCCGATAAATCCTTCATCTGTTGCCATTGTTATACCTCGATTCTCCCTATTTTTAAACATTTAAAATTGACTTCCACAATTGAGTGGAACGCCTGAAACTCCTCGCTAAATCCTGCCGCTCTCGGTCCAGAGATTGGAGTGTAATTGTAAAGTGTTGGAAGCAAGTCGCTCTCATAATCTTCAAAAGCTTTAATGATTTGATTTCCAATATATCTCGTTAAATAATTATTTGAATATTTCCTGTTGCTTATCGTGACAACGTAGTCGTGTTTGCTCCATACATCAATCTGCAAAACAGGACTTGACTCTGTTGGCGCCGTGTATTGACCGAGTCTTTTTCCAGGAGCACTTACCATGAATAAACTTACTCTTGGAAAACTCGTGCTTGATAAAGCGTTGTCAGGTTTGTCTGAAAAAATCCAGTTTGATGTTCCATATTTATAAGTTACAGAAATCGCATCCCCGACCGTTAATGCAACAAAGAAGGTGATTGTTTGACTTTGATAATCCCAGTGATAATCTTTCCATTTAATTTTAGAAACAGCATTTATTGTTAAAGCTGAAATTGATGAAACGCTTCCACTCGGAGAAGTCAAAACCATAGTTGTCTGTCCTGCAGTTGCAGTTGCCGTATCAGTCTTTGTTGCTTCCGCCCTTGCTCTTGGATCAACAATTCTATTTCTTAAGAAATCTGTGATAATGTCTTCAGGATCTATATAATAAACAGTCATTTGCTTTTTATCCTCTTGGATTTTTTAAATATTATCCTTCCTCTTGGAAGCATCAAGCAATCTTGATAAACTACACCTTGAAGTATTCTTTATTTAAATACCACTAAATTTTGTCAGAAAACACGTCATCCCTGAATTTAGGATACCAAAAATTCAAAACCTCATAATAAGCAGGTCGCATGAAAGGATGCGCCGTAATGCCCTCCTTGGCAATCTTAGCCCTCACAGCATAAGCAACGCTCTCATCACCTATCTTTCTCGCAGCCCATTTTTTAAGCGGTTCAATCGGCGCATAAAAAGGCCTGGTGCCGTATTCCAAAGCTGCACTATACTCCGCATGACTTGTTAAAACGTAATGATTCGCCAAGATTTCAGGAAACACAGTAATCTTTTGTCTCAAGTCCCCAACATCAAAAGGAGCGTTTTTAATAGCTAATTCTTCCATCTTGAACATGGACATCATTAAAACTTTCCTGGCCGCATTGATAGTTTCCTCTTTGCCTTTTTCAACGCCTGATACCTTAACTCGGAATCTTAACATAAGCACCTCAATAAAGTTTTATACTGAATCCTCGATAAGTGATGTCGCCCGAAATCTGTTCACCCTCGATTTCTTTAACGACAATATATGTTTTAGAACTAAATGTGATTAAATCATGCAGTTCAATATCTGCAGAGTATTCCACGAATATCATGCCATCGCCTTCTTGAACGTTTCCAAGATTCATATTAGCCAAGTCATACTTTGTAATCCATTGAATATCCGCTGCATAAGTTACGTCAGCAGTTGATTCAGCTGTAATTCTTTCCATAGAATCCTTTGTCTCGGTCTTTCTCGTTCTCACAATCGAAGTAGCAAAATCTCTTAAATAATTCTTGAAATTATTCCTGATTTGATTTGACAATCCACCAACAATTCGTTTCGTAACCATTGCAATCACGCACACGCATAACGATTTCCGAGATCATCCGTTATTTTATTAACTCTTGAGTTCAGTTGATTAATGACTTCTCTGACGTTAACATAAACTTCTCCGATAGACACTTGTTTTCTTCCAATTGAATAAGAAGTAACATCTTTATAGGATCCACCGCTAATGTTTACCATCATCATAAGACCGCCGATTAAACCTGCGAGTTCCTGGACTAAATCAGGAACAGTTGTGTATCCGTGAAGATAATTAAGTTTTATATTCATTTTTCCATTTGGAAGAGTTGTGTTAAAAACAACCCTTGACTCGTTCTTCTCATCATCTGTAACAATTCGGTAATCTGTTGTAGCGAGTGTTTTATCAATCGCACCTGTTTCATCCAAGAAATTTATTGAAGTCATCGAAATAAATCCTCTGTATTTTAATTGAACTTCTTTTCTTTCCATGATCTGAATTCCGAAAGGTTCGTCAGTTTGAGGATAACCGCTGTCGTATCCATCAAAATATTCTATGCTTGGAGAAGATAATCCCCAGTAATTATTTGTAGTTTTCTCAACTTCTCTCGTGACTCCAGGCAAGAAACTGCTGATTACAGAATCCGACATCTTCGGACAGTACACATAATTTGCGATAAGAACCTTTCCATTTATTTTTGTTATTCCTGCAGCGGTTAAAGTGATTAATCCCTGGTCTTTTCTAATTGTGAAATCAATTGTTTCAATCAAAGTTGTTAAAGCGTTACTTCCCGAAGTTCCATATTGAAGCGAATAACTTCCTGTGATTACGTTTCCATTATCCAAATCATAACTCGATTCAGTTCCGTTTCCAGTTCCGAGTTCTTCGCTATAAACTTCAACACCTATTCCTGAAGCTCGAATCATTTGAAGCGTTGTACAATAATATTGACCGAGAACAGTAATGTTCTCGTTTGTGAAATAATCAAGAGAAATAGGATCAGAATCCCACACAGCAATTAAGAAAGTGATTGTGTTCGTATTCACATCTAAAGTGAAATCAACAGTTGACTGAAGAATTGCGCTGGATCTTAAAATCTGCATTTGAGCCAGGATAGCATCAGAGTTCTGCAACATATAAGTCCGATTAGCTGTTCCATCAGTCCCTGTAAGACTTGCGCCCGTGATTAATTCGCTTCTTGGGGTGTATACCATTTATTTTCCTTTTCTTTTAATGTTTTTAAATACCGCTATTGAATCAATACGCACTCTTTCTGATTACAACTATATTGCAAAACGTGTTCTTGATTTATATGAATTTGTTGAGGTGATAAATCAGAAACTATCAACGCCCAACCATTACTGCAATCTTTGTAACCCGCCGTTATTAAAGGTTGAGGATAACATCTCGTTCCTGTTGATGAAAATCTATCGCATTGAACTGATATATTTTTTTCTGCACAATAATAATGAGTGCCGTCAAATAAAGCAGAACCAAATAAAGTCAATAAAATAAGACCTATCCCACCAAGTGAGCTGTAAACAATTGTTTTTTTCTCTACCATTTTAACCTCATGAACACGTTGTGTTTCTGTATAAACTATTGTCAGTTGAATTAAAGCATACATATGCTCCTGTTCCTGGCAGATTTGGCATATACACTTTTGTATTTGTTGATGTTTGAGTAACTCTCATACCCTCTATATAATCTCCATTTAAATCTCTTGTCATGAATTGAAGTAATCCGTAAGTTGAGAAAGCTGGTGTTGTGTTTGTTAATCCAAATGAATAAATTATGGGTGAGTTTGTCGCATTTCCACCTGATATATTAAGTTGTAATTTATAAGTGTTTCCAGCGGTTGCAAAAATTGTTGACCTGTTATTTCGTGTATTATTATACCATATTGTCCAACTATTACCATCATCAGAACTCACTTTTGCATAAGTTGTGTTGCTGTTATCTGAAAGATTCATTATAAAAGCAGAATAATTTGCAGAGGTATAATTGTATATTTTAACGTCATCCCAATATGAATTATAATCTGTTGAAACTGATTCTTTCGCTAAGATTACTTGTTTCACTTTTGAATAATTTAAAAAATTATTGACACCTGAAGTGCAATTCCCAACAATTCTGTCATCAACCCAAAACTCATTTCTATTGTCAAAAGTTTTTATTCTAAATCTATACCATTGTTCTAAAGTCATGGCACTTATATTTACATTAGTAACACTATCACAAGTATAAAAAGCCATATTTATATCATCCATGACTCCCATAGCAACACAAGTATTCGTTCCACAAGTCGTGCCTGTTCCATTATGTAATTGAAAATATGTTGAACCATGTAATGCTGATTTCTGCATAGTCCATACTTCCGCTGTGAAACTGTTTGAAATGTTTGGCAAGACACTGCTTATGTTAGAACCAACCCAGTAACCATCATTATTATTTGAATTACATGAATATGGATAACTGTGATAATATGCTGAATCAGCAACGCAACCTCTCGTTGATAAAATTGTCCATCTTGAAGAATAACCTGTTGTAACAGTATTTATGCTGTCATTCCATATACCACTTTGTGCTTGAGTGTCGTCTGTTATTGAATAAAACATATTTGCACTTTCATTGTATAATCGACCAACGCCTGAATTATATAAATTAGATATTTCTGAAGCTGATAAAGTTCTATTATAAATCGCCACTTCATCAATACTGCCATTCCAAGCGTAACTACCAGTTCCTTCTCTACCAATATTAATAGGTGAAGCTGTATCACTTAAAACACCAGTGCCAGTTGTATCATTACCAACTTGAACTCCATCATAATAAGCAATTAATGTAGTTCCTGTTTTATCATAAACTATTGCATAATGATGCCATAAATTATCTCTATTGTCTTTAGCATAATAGTAACTTTCATATCCACTACCACCCGCTTGATATAAAATATAATAAACATTACTATTATCAGAAGTTAAAGTCCATTCATAAGCCCCAACAGTAGCTTTAGTGAATATTGCTCTTTGTGCAGTTGAATCATTAACTCTTTTAGCCCAACCAACGATTGTTATATTATTATTGGCAGGACTGAATTGTGAATTATCATTAATTACAACAACTTGTGTTCCATCAAATGCTGCAGATGAATCTATTTTACCTGAAGTTGTATAAGTATTATTGTTGGATGTGGCACTATATAAATAATTTTCATCCAAACTATTGTTTTCAAATCTATACATACTAACAAGATTAGTAGCATAAAGATAATTTTGTCGAAGATTAACTTGCTGATATTTTAAACCAACATTATTATTGTATAAATTTGATATCTCTGATGCTGATAGAACTCTCTTATATATCGCTATCTCATCAAGAGCTTGTCCAACGCCTAATGGTTGTGCTGATGCATCCCATTTACCTATTTGTAAAACTGATGCAGAACTACCCATATTCATTGCGGTTGTGTTAGCAAAATAAGAACCATTAACATACAAAGTGGCAGTTGTCGCATTCGTTTGAGCTAAACAAAAATGTTTCCACACTCCTGTCGCTGTTGAGAAATTGTAAGGGGTTTGCCAATCAACGTATCCTCCACCACCCCAACTATTAACGTATAAAGCATATGGTGCACCACCATATATTTGTATTGCCTCATGACTACCATATGATGCTCCTGAACCTGTTCCTATGTCTATAATATTTTGCCATGATGCTGTTCCTGATGCGTTAGTCCAAAAACAGAAAGTTCTTGGCGATGTCTTGTCAGAAATCTCAAAATTTGTTGTTGTTTTAGCATAAGTTCCAACAGCAGCTTGTCCTATTTTTCCAGTTCCAAAAGTCATGCCGCCATTAGTCATTGCGTATTTTCCTAAGTTATCATTGACAGTTCCTTCACCGCCCATGTAAAACACAAGGTCATTTTGATAAGGATATACTGTTTGTATTCTTGCTGTTGAAGAGCCGTTATTTATTGTTGACCAGTAATTAGGGTAAGTGCTTCCACCATAATCTGGCGGTGACGTTGAGTTCCACCATGGGTCAAGAAGTAATAATTTACTTGCAGCTATTGCTTGAGCGAGAGTTTGACTTGATAAATGAGCACCGACATCGTATTTGCCGCTGCTTCCAGCAACAATATTCATGCATAACTCTAAATACAAATCAGTGTTTTTATTCATTTGTATAGCATTAGTTTCATACCACACAGTTTTATCGTTATAAGTGGTGTAAATTGTTGACACGTTTTGTTGCACAAAACTTTTAGAGCCATTACCATTAGGCAACAATAAACTGATACTTGACACTGATGCGTTAGCATCGCTACCAACAACTAAATCGTATTGATTATTGTTGTTCTTATTGGTGATATTAATATAAGCACATCCACTATTGTTTAATTGAAATGGTTTCACAAGTATCTTAACTTGAGCTGTGTTGATATAAACATCATTATTGACATAGTCAATAGTATAAGCTGATGCTATACTTACCGACAATAAAATCATAATCATAAATAATATTTTTTTTAACATATTTTACCACCATTTCCATAGGACATACATCCTGTTGTGCTAACATTAAGAGTTGTTGAAGTCGTTGTGCTTGTATTAGTCCAACCGCCACCGTCACCGCCTGTTCCGTTAACTGAAACAGCAGTACAAGTTATTGTATCATTTATTGCAGATACAAAGGATCCGCCAGGACACGCAACTGGATAATTTTGTAATTGAGTCCAATTTATAGCTCCATTACCATTAAAACTTCCATTTAAATTATCAATTCTTCCGTTTGTAGTTGTATTCGAAGAAATTAATCCTTGAACAGAAGAATTAACTGAATCAATTCTACTGTTAGTTGTTGTGTTTGAAGACACTAATCCTTGAACTGTAGAATTCACAGCATTAATTTTTGCAGTATCATTATATTTATCATTAAGACTTCTTCCACTTTCATTAATAGTTCCTAAAACATAAACGTTCTGATCTGCAGTAAAATTTAAAGGAACTTCCTGGACAGAAGTGCAAGTGATACTATCTCCAACTTGAGTCATGAATGTGTTTGCAGGACAAGCAACAGGGTAACCTGTTAAATTACTCCATTGTATTTCATCTGCAACATTTCTTTTTGATAAATTCAAAGCATCGACTCTTCCGTTAGTTGAAGAATTACTTGAAATTAATCCTGAAATATTACTTTGAATTCCATCTACTGTTAAATTGATAGTATCTATTCTTGAATTTGTCGACGAGTTACTTGATATAAGACCTTGAACGCTTGAATTAACAGAATCAATTCTTGAATTAGTTGAAGCATTAGCACTCATTAATGCAGAAACATTTGAACTCAAATTATTTATGGATCCATTTAAACCAGTAATTAATGCATCTGTTTCATTCATGGTATAAACTTCTGACTTTTGATAAAAAAGATTTGTAAAAAAAGAAACAACTATATTCAAAAATCCATTTGAAACATTCAAAGTAGTTGTGTTCACATTAAGATTTGAAATATTAGTGTATTGTGAATAATTTACTGAAAAATTTGAAGCATCAATACCTGAAAAATTAATGTTTGAAATACCCTGGCCGTTTCCAAAAAGATAAGAAGCAGTAATTGTGCCGTTTGCATTAATGTTTGTCGCATTATACATTCCATATCTGTATTTCATATCGAAATCACTCACAGGAGTTGTATAAGCAGAGACGAAACTAATTAAGAATATTAAAACAAGTAATCCTGATATAAATGCTTTTTTCATAATACCTCAAATGATGTGTGTCCATTTAAATACTACTATTTTTAAATACTACTATTCCAGCAACAATAGTTCCAATAATACCTATAATGACACCGAGAGCGGTTCCCTTCCAACTACTCTCTTTTCTTTCTTGATCAAGTTCTCCACCGATGTGAAACTCTTTACACATTGCAACGGTCACGTAATTTTTAAGATTATCTTTTAAGGTTTTATTTAATTTATCTTCCATCTCTGTAATAATTGATTTAAGTTCAGCATGACGAAGATTACTTTCATTTTGTTGTTGTTTCTGTCCATCTTTCAAGTATTCTATGTCTTTTCTAAACTCCATCAACTGCACCTCAAAGTCGTCGGTAATCTTTCTACGTGCCATTTTTATGCAGCGACTACGTTTCCATCGCTTGAAATTGGCGCCCATCTCACAACAAAGGTGATAGCACCTGCGGTTATATTTGCTGTCCCAACTTTAACTGAAACATTTTCAGTTACAATCTTTCGGGTAACAACGCTTGTTAATTCAATCGTTGCGTCTGGAGTTGCATCATGCCATATGTCTTTAGCACCAATATCTGTAGCGGTTGTTTGAGCGAGAAGTCCTGCAGTGTTTGTTGTGGTTCCAACTTCAACTGTTGCACCTGCACCTGCTAAGTTAACTGTGCAAAGTGCGATTATTGAAAGTTCAACAACTCCTGTGACTGTAAGAAGTGCTGACGGGTTTCCTGTTCCATCATAATCTCCGTTCTCATTAGTTCCTGCTGTGAATGTAACGCTTTTTTGAAATGTTTCGTATTGCGGCCAATCTTTATTAAGAAGTGCCATTGCTGTTTGCGCATTTACTCCAAATTGTCTTGGAAAATCTAAATCTCTACCTGTCATTTTTTTCAACTCCCTTGCTTTTTAATTGTTTATTCAAACAATATTCTGTTCATCTTAACATAGTTAAGTATTCCTGTAACTGCTGCGGTGTCAAGAGCTTGTATTCCAACATATGGAATAAAGTCAACATCGTTTGTTAATGCAGCAGTTGTGTAAACTTCAACATCGTTAATGTAACAGTGTGCTTTTCTGCTTGAATCAATTTCTATTCTGAAATTGTATTGAGTGCTTAAAACAACAGCTACTTCGCTATCTGTTGATGTGTCTGTTCCACCTATTGAACTTATGACCATCCAGTTTGCATCAGAATCGTCTGTTGAATATCTGAAGAACACTTGATCGTTGTCAGTTGCTATTACTGGAGTGTTTGTAAGTTTTAGTCCAATCCAAATAAGCTCTGTTGCTATTGAAGCACCTGTTTTAAAAGAGCATTCAAAAACTGTCTGATTCTCTGTTCCCCACTTTATTGCAGACCAAGCTGTTTGATTTGTATCAAGATGTGGTAAAATTATTATCTGATCATTATCTGCTCCAGCTGATGTAAGGGTTATTCCTGCATTTGTAGCGTTAAATGTTACAAGAGCTGTTGTTGCGTTTGTACCGAGAACTTCAAAGTCTTTATTTGCGATTGTGTAAGCTGCAAAAGCCGCTGCTGTTGGACTTGTTGAATCGCTTCCAGGTAAACCAATGACTGCGTTTAAAGCAGGTTTTTGTTTAAAGTATTCTTCTAAACAATATTTTCCTGGAGAACTTCTTATTTGTCCTTCAAATGTTATGTCTTCGCTGAATGTATATGGACCATTTGTGTAAGGTGGAGCAGCTATTCCGCCTAATGGTTTAGTTCTGAATCCGTTTGCCATTCTATTTTCCTCCGTTATTTTTCTACTGCTGTAAGGCAGTTCATGTTTTTTATTATGGACATACAACCATGGAATTTAAATATTTAATAAAAAAAAAAAATAAAAAAAAGTTAATCTCTTAGTATCCCCAAACTGTTAATTTGTGAATTCCTGTCGAGATTGAAGGCATTGTTATGATACCAGTTGCTACTACATATGTTGGACTTGCAACATCTGTTCCAGTTTCGTTCTGAAGAAATGCTCCAAGAATTTCTGCAAATTCCATAGCTCTTCCATCAGCAACATCACTGTTCATGTCAACTGTGTGTCCTGTAGCACAATTAGCGTCTGTTTTGATAACGACTAATTTAAGGTCGCCCATAACTGCTCTTTTTCTGAATGTTTCAACTACTGCTGTCATTTTTCATGCACCTCTATGCTATTCCGTACATTTGGGAACTCGCTGCCTCAAATGTGTTTACGATGGTGATGTACTCTTTCAGTTGGTAAACAAATCCGTCTTGGTCTGTGTACTTCTCTTCATAAGTTAGGTCTTGTAAAACTCCGAAGAAGATGTATCTCATGTCCAAGAATAAGATTCTTTTACTGTTTGCTGCAGTTGGCATAAAGATGTCCTTTATAAAAGTCAACTGGTCAAACTGGAATGCGTCAGGTATTCCGAAGCCCATCATTGGTGACATTGGTTCCACATTTCTTTGGAAGTCGATTAAAAGTCCTTTCACATAGTTGTGAGTTGTTGCGTCTGTAACTGCAATTGTAGGGAATCCTTTAGCGTTAAAGGTTGTTGCAATTTCAGCTCTTATCAAAGGAAGAGTAACGTTTCCGCCTGAACGATTTGTTGTGTTTGTTGATAAAAGTTTTATCATTCCACTTGGTTCAAGAGGGTTTGTTGAAGCGTCTCCATTGATTAGTGCATCTTCTTCAGCTTCGTAAATACTGTCTGTCTTAACACCTAAGTCAAGTTGTGCAGGATCTATGAATCCTCTCATTGCAGCGATTGTAGGGCCAGAGATTAATCCTTTAGCGTAAAGGAATTTAACTCCTACTGAAACTCTGTCGTAAGTATCAACATCTTCAGATATTGAACCGCTTTCAGCTCTCCAGTTTGCTCCGCCTTTTGCAGTCAATGGGATGTAATCATATGTTAATCCTCTGATTGCTCTTCTTGGTGTCATATTTCTCAAAGGTGTCATTCTGATTGTTCTATTGACAACATTTGGATCTGGGTAAACAGGTACTAAAGCTGTTCCAGCTGTTCCTGCTCCGCCAGTTTGAGAATCTATACTTGCTTTGTGCAGTTCGTAAGTTTTTCTTGCGATTTCTGCTTTTTTGTCTACACCGTTCATTGGGTTGTAGTATTCCTTTGAAAATCCGCCAAAGGAGTCTTTATCTATATTTCCTGCATCGAATCGTGACCTGCATTTTTCAACACTGAAGCCGTCTTCGAAACTTTTAAACATTGTTTCTTTCACTTTTATCCCCTCATTATAGGCAATTTGCCTTCTTTCATTGCTTTCTCTGAGTCTTCAGAGTTGCTTCCTTTTTGTGCGCCTTGGTCTGCGAATTTCTGCTTCTCAAGTGCTTCGTCTTTTGTTTTTTTCAGATCTGATTCCATTTCTGAAACTTTCTTTGCTGCATCTATTGATTTGGTTTTTTCAACTTCAAGTTCTTCTTTTGCTTTCGCAATTTCAGAAACTGATTTGTCGATGTCCACTTTCATCTTTTCGATTTCAGCAACTTTTGACTCCAGCTGTTTTGAGAATTCAACTTTCATTTCGTCAACTTTCTTGCTGACAGCAGAATCAATATCTTTCTGTGTAAAGTTTTCCACTTTGTTTCCCTCCATGTTTTTATTATCAAAAATCTTGTCAAGGTCAAATCCTTTTGCGACGTGACCAAAAGAAGCGTTTCTGTTTGATTGTATAGGAACCCATGTTGCTTCAAGAAGTTCTCCTTTTGTAAATATTCTTTTATTCGTTCCGTTTATTTTTCTCATTTCACTATCATGCACGATTGCGCCGACACTTATTCCTGCGCATTCACCGTGTTCAAGAGCTTCATCAACTTGTTTTTTAATTTGTTCAGCCAGTGGATTTGCGTCTTTTGTGAAAAACCAAGGTTCCGCAAATAAAGCGTAGTTGCCGTTTTTTTCTTTAGATTTAAGATTTCTCCAACCGCCAACCCAACTCTGCATTTTGTTTTCATGATTAGCAAGTGCTTTAACAGAAGTATATGTTGCCCAGGAATCAATCAGTTCTTTACTCATCCCTTCGTCGTCTCTATCGATTGAAGTGTCAGAAAGAACAGCTAAATATTCACCTGTTTTTGAATTCTTAATTACTGGCATCCATAAATTAATTTTATTTAAATTATCACTCATAATATTTGTCTTTGAGTAATTTATTATTTAAATACCACTAAATTAAAGAAAAAGCTTAATTTGGTATAAAAGCGATTGTGCTTCTGCAATTCGGATGTGCAGGTGGACTATGGAATGCGCTTCTATCTTTTGGATCAATAAAATCTTCATCAAGATGTCTTTCTTGACCGTTTAAATGTCTGCATATTTCAGAAGTCCTGTGGTCTATTGCTGCAATCCATACCTTTTTTCCTTTCAAACCGCTTTCTTTATATCCGACAATTTTACCCTCGTTAATAATCCGATTTGTTTCTGTTCTCGCAATCATCTCGCTTCTCCAATCGCTGAATTTAGAAAATGATTCTTTAATATCTTCTTTGATTTGTGAAACACTTTTATTCTTGCTTATTCCATCTTGCACTGTTTGAATAATATCTGCCTGGATTTCTTTCGTGACACCTTTGATTCCGTGCCATTTCTTTCCATTAATAGTGTAACCCGTGATTTGTTGAGCGTGAAGCTTGTTTAATTTATCATCGTACGCCTCTGTGAATCCGATGTCAACCTTTAGTTCAGCTTCTGCAGATTCCATTCCTGTGATTAAATCTTGTTTCAAGAATCGCTTTACTGCCTTTGCAAAAGCGGTTGTGTTAACTGCGTTAAACATATCTTTTAAGAATTCTCCAAACGTTTTATTTATTTCTACTCCTTTTTCGATTTGAATTTTATCCGCAGCTGTAAGACATTTGCTTTCAAATTTATCAAAAGTTTTTAATAAGAAATCACTATAATTCTCGGCTTCTTCTATGATGTCATTTCCTGCATCAACGACATCACTTGTTTTTGTTAGTTCAGAATTTGAAGTTTTTTTTTTATCTGCAGGATCTTCATCATCTTTCGGTTTCTTTGGATTAGGTTTATCTCCAGCGAAGTTTGAATATCCATCAGGACCCATTGGTCGTCTTAAAGGTTCGTCACCGAATTCAGTAGGTTCTCTTCCTTTCTTTTTCCTGAACTCATTTATCGTCATGGTTCCGTGGTCGAGTTCTGCCATGTCCTGGTCGAATTCTATTTTTTCAAAAGTGTGATTTCTTGGTTGATAATCAAATAATAAACCGTGATCTTCTCTTTGTAATATTTCTGTTATGATTCTACTTGTTTGAACATTCTCAAACTTGGCCAGGTAAGGTTCAAGTGCGTTTCTTACAGTTACTCTTTCCTGTCCGTCATCATTACTTTTATTACTGTTTTCAAAAAATCCTGCTTCTGTAGCGCTGACACCGAATATTCCGAAAACAATTTTAAAATACCATTGTTGACCATCAAGCCATTCAAGGTCTCTGTTTGTTTCAACAAGTTTGTGAAAACTTTCGATAGGCCAATTAATGAAACCGATTTGATGCGGCTTCCCTTTATATTGATTATTCCAACCTCGCTTTAAAGCTTCAAGTTGCTCTTTTGGAAGTTTTGGAAGACTTGCAAGAACGTCAGGTATTGCGTTGTTTGTGTAAAGGTCTTTATTGTATCTCGTTCCTTGAATTAATAACTCGAGAACTTGTTGAATGCTTTGAACTGCAGAGAAACCGTAAACGCTGTATGATTTGTCATTCATCATAATATAAACGATTTCATCAGGTTCAAATCTTGTAGGATTTTGTCTTGGATGCTTGAAACTATACTGCCAATAAGCCAAGATGTTTTTATGAATATCAACTTGTTTAAGCATACTTCCGCCATCGATTGCTTTGATTCCAACAAGCTTTCTTTGACCAAGTGGTTTAAGTTTTAATCCAAGCTCAGTGTTTATTATTCTTCCCCAAGCATCGTACATCGGAATATCACCAATGATATAAGAATCATTTGAATAAATCAGATTCCAACATCCAGCATCTATTTCAGCGATGTCTGTGATTGTTTCAGAAGTAATATCACTCATGGTTTGTCTGTTTTTATTAACTCGCTTATAGAAATCTATTACTGTTTTAATATCTTTTTTATGATCCATTCCATCTTCTTCAGCTGGAATCACATCATAAGGAATAGTATAAATTTGTCGCTTGAAAGTGTTCGTGACCATTTGCACCCAAGCACTTTGAGAAAATTCTCGAAGCTTTTGAATATCAACACCTCTTGGTTGCCCAAGTGTTGAAGAGAAAAACCATTGAGGATAAATAGCTTCACGGTCTTCAGAACTCTGCATTCCGCTCATGTTAAGCTGACTCAATCCTATTTCTTGCGAAGATTGAGGTGCAAAAGAAGTCTTGCCTTTCAGTATATGACCTGCATTCTCAAATAAACGTTTAATTATAGCCATAGTTAATTTCTCCTTTAACGATTTACTTATTTAAATACCACTAAAAAAATAAAAAAAATAAAAATTTACTTGAATGGATTCTCAAAGATTGGAGTCTCATATAAATATTTATGAATGATTCCTCTTGATATATTTTCAGCAACTTTGTTATTTGTAGCTAAAAACTTCTGATATTCCACGTAGTGTAAATTCTTTTTTTGGTCTTCGGTGTAAGCATTCGGATCCTTTCCAATGATTGCGGCACTTGCCTTGTTTGATGAATCAACAGCTTCAGCATTAAGTTGATTAATGTAAAGTTTCAATTTATCTTTTTGAATCTCAACACACTTTTCTTCAAAAGGTTTTAAATCTTTCTGAAGCGCAGTTATTCCATCAATCTCTTTCATTAATAAAGTTTTTTGCTGTTCCATCTGTTGCAACTGACCTTCTGCTTGAGCGAGTTGACCTGTTGTTCTTTGCAATGTGTCCAAAATATCTTTAGGACTATGCTTTCGGTCTTCAACATTAACTTTCTCTTTTATTCTTTCCCCATCCCATTCAAAACTTCTCGCCATTGTTTATTCCCCCTTTACTGGTTTTTCAAGATAAGTAACTTCTCTTTCGATTGCCTTACCGTTTCTGATGATCTCTTTAACTTCGTAAGCGACTCTGTATTCAGCACTCACAGTTCTTTTAACAGTGTTTCCGCTTTGCAGTTCAACATCTGTTTTGTGTTCATAAAGCTTCTTGTTGCCTTTTTCATCAACTTCAAAAACTCCAAACGTGATTATTCTTTCATCATTGTTTACTTTTTTACCAACAAGATTTGTGATATGCATCTTTGGAGCTGTTGTTTTCCAGTGTCCTTGAACTTTAATGTGTTGCGCACTTGAAAGTTCTTTAATGCTTTTTAATCGATAACTCATCCTTGTATTTACATCAAGCAAGACTTCCATTGTTGCAAGATCCTTAAGTTGTTCAAGTTTCTCTTTTATCACGTCAGCCAGGTTTCTGACAACAGTATTTATTTTTGTGCCTTTATCAAGAACTCCTCCTTCGAACTCTTTTATGTTATCTGTGCTGACTTCATCAGCATCGTCGTCTACATTCTGTTTTTGGTTTTTTGCCATTTGTGTGTTCCTCCAATCTTTTTTATTTTTTTAGTCTATATAAGCGTGTCCATCTCGCCATAGACTTTTTTCCGTATATGATTTTGAATTCAACATCTTCTCTTTTAATTAAAGCTCGAAGTGTTCTCATGGTACTAACTCTTCCAACTCCTGAAATTGTCATGATGTTTTTATAATTCATCCACTTCGGATAATTGTCCTTCAGTATCTGTGCTATCTGCTCCTGGCCCATCTTTTTCAATAACCTCTGCGTGTTTAAATCTTAACTGTCCTGTTTTCTTATTCTTTTTAAAATCGTAAACTTTCACCATGCAACACCAACCTCGTAATCTCCTTTAGGTTTTCCTAAATCAAACACGAAGCGCATCATTAATGAATCTGCAAAGTCAGGGCTTCTGCCAATTATTTCTTTAATATCATCCTTGCTGATGACTTGGAATTTTTTCTCATTATCTTCAACATCTTTTCTTTTAATGCTTTCAAGTTCTTCAACAATCCAATCTCGAACTTCAGGAGCAATTTCTTTATAACAACTAATCTTTCCTTCTTGAACTGCATCTGCGAGTTTATCATAACACTGCGCTCGAAGATTTTTATAAGAATAACGTTCTGTTTCCTGGACCTTAAATTGTTTATTGTCATCAAACTCTTCAAGCGGTCTTCCAGCGTTTGTAAAAGCCCAAACACCAGGACAGTGATCTACAACTCCACCGCCGACTCCATCTTGGTCAACGACAACGTTTCCATATGGCATATGGTACTGTTCGCATTTGCTTTTAATCTTTTCTTCTAAAAATGATGTGCTGCTTTTATCATAAAACCAAACACGTCTGATAAAGTAACCTTGCCATAATATCATGACAGCTTTATCTTTTCCGAATCTTGCAACGTCAACGCTTAAATAAAAGTCTCCTTTCGATTCAGCGTTATTTGAAAATATTTCGATAATCTTTTCATAAGTCATAAGTGCGGAGTCATCTTCTTCGTATTCCCAGTTACCATTTTTTAATCTGCTTCTCATAATTGGGTCCTTAATTTTTCCGAGCATCTTTCCATAATCATCTGCGGTGTAAGGATTATCGTTGTATAAGCTTTGAATAAAACAACTGTCGCTATCAAGTTTGCCTTCTTTCCATTTCTTATAAAAATCATAATATACCCAGTTCTTTTTCGGGTTGCAGGTTAAAAGCATTTTAGGATAAATGTTCAGTTCCTTATTCATGTGTCTGCCAATCCTGGACTTCAACACATCGAAAGCTTTCCCCTTTATTTCCCCAACTTCCTCAAGCCATCCGCTTGTATATTCCTCTGAACCGAATCGCTCGTACAAAGGGTCTGTTGGCTTGTACGCAACGTCTATAAGGTCGATTCTGCTCCCATTCCAAAAATAGATATAGTTATATTTCTCTTTTAAAATCCAGCAACTGTCTGGAATGTTGTGTGCTTTGCAAACCTTAAGAAATGTGATGTAAGTAGACTTCATAATCCTTTTTAATTCGTTCCTGCCAATAAACCACTTGGTGCCAGGATGCGCCAAACAATTAATGAGAAGCCATTCGCATCCAACCCAACTCTTACCTCCTCCTGCGCCGCCACCAAATAAAACAAACTGTGTAGTTCTATCTTTAAGTTTTCTCCAGGCCAATCTCTGCTTATGAGTAGGTTTAATCTTTATTTTGAAAACTTTCTCATCCTGGATTATTTCTTGATTCATATTTTTAAACGCTCCAATAAGTCTCTGCAACATTCAATTTGATGTTCTTGATGTATAACTAATATTTGCATATTTAGTTCTGAATTAAGTTTTTTCTGATTCTCAAGATAATTAATGTGTTTAACAATTTCTTTCCTGAAATGTTGTTCAGCAAAATCAAAACCTTGCTTTCTGTATTTAGCACGTTCTTCAAATCCAGGTGAAATATCACCCCAATAAAAGTCTTCAACGTTCATTTTTTCTTTTTACCAATTTTTAATGCTTTTATTCTGTTTATCTGCAGGTAAGCTTTCTTCTGCCTTAAGCATACATGTCATGCCTTTATTTTTCAGTTTATAGCCGTGAATGTTCATTTTTTCGCTCCATCATTCATTTTTTCATCAATTTGTTCATCTTCATCAGGATCAACAAAGGTTACTTCAATCTTGTTTGAACCAAAAATTAAATGCTTATCAGCAACCTTTTCTTTTAATCCATACTTTTCATAAACATCAGTCAAGCTTTGATTCAATCCACATAAAACACTCATAAATCGAGCTTTGTCTCCAAAAGTTGGAGCAGTCCTTATATGCAGTTGACATTGCCTAATCGCAGACTCTGTTGCGGCAATCATTTTAGAACCGAAAAGAGTCGGATTAATTGGAGGCATCTCGCTTAAAACTTTATCCTTCCAATGATAAACCGTTTGATTAGGGATTCCCGATTCTGTAGCAAAATGATTATAATTAATATTCCAGTCTCCTAAATCAAGAATCATCATTTTAAGTTTATCAAACTTGTCAGCGTTTTTCCCAACAACCTGAAAAGGTTTTTTTAGTTGAGTATTTGTCTTTTTTGATTTGTTAGTTTTTCTCATCGTAGTGCTATGACCTCGCAGTATTTTTCGCTCATTTCCATCATGATGCATTTTCTGTTGAGTTGTTCTGCAGCTATTAGTGTACTTCCTGATCCTCCGAATAAGTCAAGGACGACTTCTGATTCGATTGAGCTGTTTCTTATTGCTCTTGCGCAGACTTCGATTGGTTTCTGTGTTGGATGAACGTATGTGCTACTTGCTTCTCTTTTTATGTTCCATACGCATCGTTCGTTGTTTGGTCCGTACCATCTGCTGTTTTTGCCTGTTGGAATGCTTCCTGGGCCGCAGTACACGATGACTTCATAATCGGGGTGGTATCTGTTCCATGAAATGTTGAATGCGTCTTTATTCCAAATGATTGGTATTGGATAGTGGATGTCTGCTTCATCTAAGGTTTTTAGTAAGTGGTGTATGTTTCGCATTGCAAAAGAAATATATGCTACTGCGTTTGGTCTCCAGTATTTTTTACTGTATACTATGCTGTTTGTTAAGAAATCTGTTAAGTTCTGTTCTTTCAAATCATCGTTTTCTATATCTCGCCATTTGCTTTTTTGATTGTTGCCTTTGATTTCATTATTCTGTTTCATATAGGATGCGACGAGTTTCACATAATCAACTCCGTACGGAGGATCTGTAAACATTAAATCGACATACGGGCGGGGGGGGGGTG